AGATTATAAAAAACAACTACCTCAAGAAATAAAAGACTTAATAGATAATTATGAAGAAGGGGTTCCTTTTGATAAGATATTAACTGTTAAATCAAAACAGATAGAAGTAAATAATATATCTGATAGCTCATTAGAAGATGATATTAGTTTACAGAAAAATATTGTTCGTCAAGAGTTAACAATGAGAGGATATAAAGAACAAGAAGTAGATGAGATGATTGTTGACTTTGAAGATTTAGGTAAACTTGAATCAAAAGCAAAAGTTGCATTAGGTAAGTTAAAAGAATCTTATAAAGAGCAACAAGTTAAAATGCAAGAAGAAGTCAAAGAATATCAAAAACAGTTAGAGCAACAAAAAGCACAACAGTTGGAGAAAATTCAAAAGACAATAGAGAATACAGAAGAAGTTATTCCTGGAATAAAGTTAAGTAAAAAGGATAAAGATGTTATTTATAAATCAATGACTACTGTAGTTTCTACTTCTGAGAATGGTCAACCAATGAATGCGGTGATGGCAATGAGAGCTAAAAATCCAATAGAGTTTGAAAAGAGATTACATTACTTTACAGCTTTAGGATTTTTTGATGAGAAAGCAGATTTTAGTAAGATTGTCGCTACAGCAAAAACATCAGCTACAAAAGAATTAGAGAAAGTGTTATCTTCTAATCGTAGTTTTAAAACAGGAGGAGCTGATAATTTTAGAAAAGAATCAAAGAATGATTTTTTTAAATCACTAAATCAATTTAATAAAGAAAAATAATAACCAATTAAAATAAAAAAAAATGTTTATTAGTCCATTACAAAAATACGAACCTAAAGATTTTACAGGTCTCGTAACAGAAAACCACTTAGGTGCTATGTACCAACAAGAACCGATTTTAGTATCGAATCTTATTGAACATATTTACCGAGTTAACATCGGGGAAGACATTGTTTCATTTATGGACAAGTTCCCAACTCTTTATATCAATGATGATGTTCCTTACGAATGGTTGCTTCAAGGCTCAGACGAAAAGAATATCCCTTTGATTGCTGCTTATGATTCAGATGGATCTACTGCGATTACTGCTGTAGCTCAGCCTTGTATTGCTGGCTCTCGTATTAAACTTTTATTTGGAGAAAGATTATTTGAAGCAACAGACGTTATTGTTGGTCATAAACCAGAATTCTATAAATATAGAATTGTTGAAGATCCAATTCAAGTGGGAGCTAATTATCTTTATACCGTTGAATTAGTTACTGGAGACAATACATTATTTGTTCCTCAAGCAGAATTAGTAGGTGGAACAAGATGGTCAAAAGACTATTCATTAGTAGAACAAACTCTTTCAAAACGTGGTGGTGGTACTTATCATACTTCTCCATTTAGAATGCAGAATGTTTTATCAATGATTCGTAAACAGTATACTGTTCCTGGTAATATGATTCGTAAAGGACTAAACAATCCTTTAGCTTTTGCATGGAAAGATCAAAGTGGAAAAACTCAACAGGCTTGGATTAAAAAACTTGACTGGGATTTTATGACACAGTTCAGACGTGAGAAAGCTCGTTTGTTAGCATGGGGAACATCAAATAAAACTGCTACTGGTGCTTATGGAAATAAAGGTGATAGTGGATTTGATATTCGTTCTGGTGCTGGATTATACGAACAAATTGCTCCTTCTAATGTGTTCTATTACAATGCATTCAATATTAATTGGATGATTGAATTAGCATTAGGATTATCAGTAGGTAAATTACCTGAAGATCAGAGACATTTTATCTTATCGACAGGAGAATATGGAATGTATCAATTCCACAAAGCTGTTACTCAAGATGCTGCTTTATTTACTCCTAACTTTAATACTGACCGTATTAAAATGACAGGTAATAACGCAATGTCTTATAGAGGTCAGTTCATGGAATATGTATCTGTTAATGGAATCAAATTTGGTTTAATGCATGATCCATTAAAAGATGATCCTGTCCGTAATAAAATTATGCATCCAGATGGCGGATTAGCTTCTTCTTATGAATATACTATTATGGATTTTGGAACAGCTAATGGCGAACCAAACATTCAGAAAGTAGGATTAAAAGGAGACGAAGAAATGTTCCGTTATATTCCTGGTTTACGTGATCCTCATTCACCATATAACAATACTACACAACCTGGTATGGCAGCAACATCCGTTGATGGTTATGAAATACATAAAGCTTATATTGGTGGAGTAAGAGTTAAGAATCCAATGCGTATGGCTAGAGTTATTCCTGCTATATTAGCTTAGTATAAACAATTTAAAGAAGAAGAAGAGTATGACTACAGATGTAATTGAAAAACAAGATGTACTGCGCGAAACTATCCTGATTGATAAAAAGATCAGGGTAGAGCCAGTATTTAAGAGACATCAAAGAAGTATGTTTCCAGCAGGTCACGATGGTGAATTTATGTATTCTGGTTGTAGAAGAGGTTATCCTTTGCCACTAGATATAAAAAGAAATCAGTTGATGACTATTTTAACAAAAGAAGAACAATCGTTTTTTGAAAAAGAGTTAGACATGAATCCAGGAGATTTATCTATCTATAAAAAGAAAGATAATTTCTGGCATAAATTTTATGTCTATATTGACAAAAATGGGTTGACTTTACATTTATCCGATCCAATAGATAATTTACGTTGGAGAGTATTAAAAGTTTGTCCTGAGGTAGCTCCTTCATGGGAAGAAAGAAACAACTCTGCTGAATTTATTTTTGCTTTAGTAGATGAGGATTATCTTATCAATGATGAAGTTAAGAAAAGTGATAAACTAAAACGTGCTTATAAGTTCTTTGGCTCAATAGAAAATTCTGCTGAAAAGATGAGAAACTTTTTAGTTGTTTATGGTAAGAAACCACCATTAAACGCTAAAATGGATTTCCTTAAATCAGAGATAAGTAAAATTATTGAGTTTAATATTGATGGATTTTTAGCTATCTCAGAAGATAAAAATTTTGAGATGAAATTATTCATTGATAATTGTTTAGAAATAGGTGCTTTGTATAAAGAAGGAAGAACCAAAGTTGCATTACCTGGTGGAGACATCATAGGGAATACAATGGATGAAACAATAGAATTTTTAAGAAACAAAAAGAATTCAGATATTTACGCAACATTAAAAGCTAAACTCGATCAAGTATAATGACAGCAGCTCAGATGGCATATGAATTTCAAGTTGGATTTGATAATATCACTAACTTATCAGCTGAAGGATATAATGAAAGAGAAATCTCTACATTACTTACTAAAGCACAGGAACAATTATTTTATAGTATAATTAATCCTGAAAGTAATAAGTTTAATAATGGTATTGAGTCTACTGAAAAAAGAAGAATTGATCTAATAGAATATATTAGAGATGCTTCATGTTCTGTTTCTTTAAATCAGACAGGAGTACATAAGTATGGTGTGTTCTTTGATTTGCCAAATGACTTCTTTTATACTTTAAGTGAAAATGCTTATTCAAATTTACAAGATTGTAAAGAAAGTGGTAGAGTTAATATTATCTTTGACACTACCACTTTAAATCTTGCAGCAGCACAGTTTATTGTTGGAGAGACTGTATTAGTTGGTTCTGCAACATATCTTATTAATAGTGGTGCTGGTAATAATTTTATAATGACTTTAATTAGTGGGAATCCAGTAATAGCAGGTACAACAATGATTGGAGCTACTTCTGGCGCAGCAGGTAATGTTTTATCAGTAACTCCTGTATATTCTCAGTTATTAATTAAAGTTATAAAACACGATGAATTTTCTATTAACTGGAATAACCCATTTAAAAGACCTTACAAAGAATTATGCTGGAGAATGGATTATAGTAGTTTAAATCCAAATACGACAGCAAAAAGACATGAATTAATAACAGATGGCACATACCATATTGTTAATTACAGTATAAGATATTATAAAAAACCAACACCTATTATTGTCCCAACAAGACCAACATTCCCTGCTTTTGTAATAGATGAGATAAATGTCCCATCTGGATTTGCTGGATTAGATTGCGAATTAAATACAGGTGTTCATAGAGCTATCATAGATATAGCAATAAGACTTGCTGTAGCCGCTTTACAAGAAACAGATTCTTATAAAATTAAATCAATAGAAAATTTAAAAAGCGAATAATTCCTTATTATTAACATAAATTTTTAACACAATGACATTAGAAAAATTAACGTCGAAAAATTGGTTTCCCATAACAGAAAGGGTTCCAGTTTATGCAGAACATCTAAATGTTGTTATTGATGAAATCAATAATATGACTGATGGTGGTTCTGAATTTGATACTATCTCTGAGAAAACAGCAGGTGCTGGAGTAACAGTTGATGGACTTAAAATCATAGATAAAGGTATTGACATGAGTACAGCTCTTACAGGAGAATTTGATATTAATCTTCCTGATAACGTAGCTTCAGCTCTTGATATCAAAGAATCAACAAACAGTTATTTAAAATTCACTACAACAAATGCTGGTGAAAAAATTGTCGCTGGAAAACAATTACAAACTATTAATGGAACTATTGCTGATCCAGCTATAGTATCTACAGCTAGTAATAGTGGTGTATTTTTTGCTTCTGGTATTGCTGGATTTAGTACTGCTGGATCTCATTATGCTGAATTAACTGGAGATGGTTCATTTCAAGTTTATACTACTTCATCTACTGGAGGAATAAAATCTATTTCTGGAGAAGTATGTCCTTTAATTCCTGTAGCAGCTCAAAATGAAATAGCAACCAATGGAGCTATTATTCTTACTAATTTCCTTACAACAATAGATTCTACTTCTGGTGCATTAGCATTAACATTAGCTAATGGTAGTGTTGTTGGTCAATTAAAGAAAATAATTTTTAGAGTAGATAATGGAGATGCTGTTGTTACTGGTAATTTTGTTGGATCAAATACTACTCTTACTTTTAGTGATGCAGGAGAATATGCTTTATTACA